GATATCCATGTATCTACACATTCATATATGTTTTGTGTAGTGTAATTCGCTTCCTCAATTCTTACACCACCGAACTTATTTAGAAGTATGGATAAACATGATGCTCGTAATTTCATCCTTTCTTCCGAATATCTCCAATCATCACTCATCATCGTCTTCAAATACCTCATCATAATCAGCAAGAGGGGGAAGATATTCAGTATCTTTAACGTATGAATCCTTATCAGAATATACCTCAGATTCAAGAGCATCAACAAGAAGCCTCAGATTTCTCACGATAAGTTTCAGTTTATCTTTTTCCATAAAAAAAGAGGGAGTATTACCTCCCTCTACTATATCACTTATTTGTGGGATAAACAAGTGTTTTTGTTTGAGCCATCATCAGCTGTGCTTTCTGAATAGCTTCTTTTTTCTGAATTTTTCTTTTTTCAATTGCAAGTACATTCATTTTACCACCTCCACTTTAACAGTTTCAGTGTGGTTAACGCCTCTGTATGTCTCAACAATTTTTTTAGAAACCATTGGACGATTAGCGTAATCTTTGGTGTCGTAAGAAACACCGCGATAAGTTACCTTCATGATTTTTTACTCCTAAAAGAATGGAAAGTTAACCTTCTCAGCTCTCGCTGGATCCGTTTTCCCGTTCCTTCAGTCGGTTGCGTCTCCGAAGAGATGAACGCCCCGTTCCGCGACTTACTTGCGTCCTGGAGGATTATATTGTTTTGAAGAACAATTTTCTGGCATCGCTCGAATGATTTCTGTGCGAATTTCAGCCCTTTCACGTTTAGAAATTTCAACTGAGGACAATCCACTTAGAATCCATTCACCGTCAGCACAAGAAAGAACACTAGCAAGAACCAATGCTTCCATAATACCTCCAAGATGAACGATAGTGTTATTATAACACTATTTTTTTATTTAGCCATATTCCAGTATTTTTTGTAATACTTCTTTTTCATGTTATCAAGTACCTTCACATCTTCCTCAGACTCCTTCAAACCCTTCAAGATATAAAGAGATCCCTCCAACTCACTAATGAGTCTGAGGAGGGTTGTAGGGTGTTCTGGATCAACGTTCCATTTGAAATCAGCCAAAACCTTCCTCCTTTGCTTCTTTTACCATTTGAGAGATAACATCCTCTGTGCCATCCATAGTTTTAACCGCAAATAAACTAGATTTCTGATACTTCTTTAGTTTTTTATATTTCTTGAGGAGTTTTTGAACATAATCAGGATTCATATCCAAACCCTCAAAACTTATATCAAATCCTTTATTCATTTTTTCTTTACTGGATCTGTTTTTCCGTTCCAAAGCTTAGGGTTGGCAGTTCCCTCAGTTTGCTTAATAAAGATCAAATCTTTCTTGTACTTATCATAGTACTCATCAAAAATATCAACGACCTTTGAACATTGAACAATATCATACTTAAGTTCATCATTTACCTTGTAAGTAACAAGGTATGCATTGTTAGGTAGTGTCTTATTTTTAGCAAGAGCACTATCACAGTTTTCATGAATAAATTTGATCCCTTTCAAGATCTGCCTCCCCATTGGATATCTGGATAAGCTGATTCTACCACATCTCTTGTGATTTTGAAACGTCTTTCTAGAGCTTTATCTTTAATGAGACAAAGAATAGCAGCTTCTTCTGGATGAAGTCCTTCCAAAATCTGAATGAACATACTCTCTCTACGAGTTTTGGAGAGGGAATCATTACCACCTTTCACAAAGTGGTACAGATTTCTCCACTCTTTACGAAGAGATGTATGATCAGTTCCTACTGGAACATCATTTTTTTCAAAAGGAACCTCACCTTCAGGAAGAAGTGAAATAATAGAATCATCAAAGTTCCAAATAAGAATTGAAACAAGAGCATCAGAACGATGCTCCTTCAGAAGATCAATTTTCTTTTGCTTTGATCTTTGCTTACTCACCAATTCCAAAATCTCATGCTGAAAGGGATTGGGTGGAAGTTTTGTCTTAGTAGATGTAGCCATAGTAATAGTTAGTAATTAATTTTCATCATCTTCAAGTTTCAAACCGTCTTCAAAAGATACAGCCCATACTTGATCTGGAATGACTTGTCCATTTTCATCAAACATTTCTGGATGAGTAGGAATAAACTTAGAATCTCGTTGAATAACATAATCTTTTGCTATCCAACCAACTACACTTCCCAAAACTAGAAACATCAATGAAAATATAACAGAAAATGTAAGAGTTACCGCTAACATGTTCATTCCTCCTGCAGATTATTTTTTCTTTATATCAAAAGATAGATCAAAGGAAAAATGAATCTCTTTATTGAAGAAGGATAACATTTTTCCAAACCTTAATTGAAAGGTTTTAGGTGTAACTCGTTTCCTCCTATTTCTTAATAGTAATTCAAACCCTTTGTTTATATCAGGATTTGAATCACTTTGACTCTTATTTAGAATGTTTTTTTCTTCTTCCTGGTTTTCTCTCCTGTTCATATTTCCATGCACCTTCTAGGATGCCCTCCAAAAAGTTTTTAATTTTTCGAGCCTCTGGCTTTCCTAGAAAACCATAAGCTTCTCTTAACTGCTTATGTTCAGTATCACTTCCACCTTCCAAATAATCTTCAAGATCATATATTGTTGTAGTAATATTTTGTGCAGCAGCAGATTCAAGAATTATTTGCACCTCTCTTTTGGTAGCTTTCTCTTTTTTCAAGTATTCATACATATCCAAATGGAACTTACCCTTAAAACAATAATCAAGAGCTTGTTCTAAAACAAGAGTAGCAACCTCAATATCCATTATACCAAATCCATCTCCTTCAAGTACTTAACAGTTTCATTTGCACCACCAAGCAATCTCTTATCATCTACAACAACTCTTGGAAAAGTTGCTGTAGAACCAAATTCTGATTTAAACTCACTTGTTTGAAAGTCTCTACCCAATTTATAAACCACATGTCTAAGTTCACACATCACTAGGAGTTGTTCAATTTTTTCACAAGCAGGGCATCCTTCTTTTGCGTATACGGTGAATGTCATAGTAGTAATAGAAAAGGTATGAGTATTGTAAAGAAAGCTATTGATGAACCCCCTACAATGTTAAGTAGGGGGCGAGTACTAAAAGGATCTTCAGACATCTAATGTATCTCTAAGTTGGCGATTTTCTTTGAGTTTTTCAATGAAATCATTATGTGCTAGTTTGGCAGTGTATTCTGGGTAAAACTTTTTCATAAGTTGAGGAACAGCCAGACATCCAGGATAACCACCTTTGATCCAAACTTCTTGTCTATCCTCTAGTACAACGTGATTGAATGGAAATTTCTTCATAAACTTTTTAGTTGTTTTCTTGAGATTCATAAGTAAATGTTTTACCCTTAACTTTTGTATCGAACTCACCAGTTTTACCAGGATTCATCTTCCCCACTTTAACACGTTTACCCTCACCTGGCCAAGACTTGTTTGTGCCAACTAGTTGGGCGTCACCTTTTGGTTTTTTCTTAATCAACACTGAATCCTGATTATATTTCTTTCCAAGTTTGGTAACAACCTTCTTGAACTTTCTCTTACCCATCTTACCAGAAGAAACAACATGGGATCTTTCTCCCACCTTTTTCTCCTGAGGAGTGCCAGGATTCTCAGTATATCTTCCAGATACCTTTGTGGCGCCAGGTAAACCAGCACCACGGATATCTTTATCGAGTTGTCTTGAGCGAGCTTTATTTTCTGATTTACTCTTATCTCCTCTCTGAGCACTCATGATAGCCATTCCACCCTTCGCATCTTTTTGTCTAATACGATTGAGGGAAGCCTCCTGCATGAATGAAGAAAAACTTTTCATCGAACCACATCTTTCTTTTTATTTATTTTTAAGATAAGTTAGGCACTGATTTAGTATTATCTCTTTTGTGTATTAATTCTTATCATTTACTTTCTCCCAATCTTGTTCAAAAATTTCCATACCTTTGTCAGTAAGAATGTGATCATACATTTTTTCTAGAACATCTGGAGGCAATGTTGCAATCTCAGCTCCATTATACCATGAACGGATAGCACGTTGAACACTACGAATAGATGCTGCAAGAACTTGTGTCTTGCATCCATGAATACGGAATAGTTCAGAGATAGATCGAACAACCTCCAATCCAGCAACAGATTGATCATCAAGGCGTCCAACAAAGGGAGAAACATATGTTGCTCCTGCCTTTGCTGCAAGAACTGCCTGAGCTGCACAGAAGATCAATGTAACATTCACCTTGATACCTTGTTCAGAAAGCCTCTTACAAACAATCAAACCCTCGCGTGTGCAGGGAACTTTGATAGTAGCAACATCACCGAACTTTTCGTAAAGACGTTTGCCCTCATCATACATCTCAAGGTCAGATCCCATTACCTCCATACTGATATCTTGAACACCAATATCCTTGATCTCCTGATAAACATCTTCAGGATTACGACCACTCTTCATGATAAGAGTGGGGTTAGTTGTTACTCCATCTACCAGTCCTGTGCTGAAATACTTTGAAATCAGTTTAGTATCAGCTGTATCAATAAAAATTTTCATTTCAGTGTGTTATATCGTGTTTGTGTAGAAATCCAATCCTTAACATTAACCTTTGGTTTCCAGTTAAGGCACTCTCTCGCCTTATTAATATTAGCCAGAGTTTCTCTCATCTCACCAGGTCTTCCATCTTGATGAACCTGATGATTACAAATCATATCAGCAATTTCTTGAACTGAATAGTTTTGTCCGTATCCAATGTTAAAAGTTTGTCCCCACTCATCTAGTTCCATATGACACAATGATGTATTGGCATTAACTACATCAGAAACATGAATGAAATCTCTTCTTTGCCCACCATCACCAAAGATGATAAGTGGATCTCCAATTTCTCTTGCCTTCAGAAACTTACTAATTACTGGTGCATATGTTCCAACATGACGTGCCCTCTCACCATAAACATTTGTATAACGAAAGGAAACTGTTTTCAATCCATAAAGATGATAGTACGCACGCACCAGTTGTTCTCCACACAACTTACCAATCGCATATGGATTGAGTGGATCCTCACG